TACTTCATTTAAAGCTGGGTTTTTTGAGTATTGTTTTTTAGGTTTTTTGATAACCTTTTTAGGTTTAGGTTTAGAAATCGTTTCTGATAAACTAATCTCTTTTTCTTCATTAATAAATATCTCGCTCAGTTGTTTTTTGACTTCTTTACGGACAACTAATTCAATTATATTTTTTAACTTACTTTTGTTCATTACTACTCCTTGTTATTATAAATTCTTTTGTGCTTCACCACTCGCTTGCATTGTATTGGATAATGCTTCACCTGCAACTGCTGCGGTTTCTTTTGTTGAAACATCTATTTCTTTTTCAGCTATACTTATACTAAATCCATTTGCAAATCCACCTTGACATTTTTCCTTAAATTTTCGTGCATCATCTCTCCAGGATTTTCTGGCATCTTCTTGTTGTTCGAAAGGTAATTGTGCAATCGCTTCATATTGGGATTTTAATTGACCAGCCTCTTGTTTTAATTCAGGACCATTTGCGATTGAACTTAAATCACCACCATTAGCTTCAAAGTCATTTAGTGTAGCCTCCATTTGAATAAAGTCGTCAATAGTTAAAGACTCTATTTTTGAATAAATTAATGTTTCAAAATATTCCGCTGGATTTTCTGCTATAGCTTTGTATTCTTCAAATTGTGCTTTTGCTACCTCATAATCTTCTTTTAACTTATCTACTTCTTCTATAAGGTCTGTTAAATTACTTAGTTTTGATAACACCTCTGACATACCTGGAACTGGACTCCAAGCTTCCCTTAGTTCATCAATTGTATATGTTTTCCAATCATCAAAATCTAACCACTTTAAACTAATGATTAATTTGTTTTGTTTTAATCTTTTTCTAGCACTTTTTATTTTATCTCTAATGGTTTTTAACCAAGCTGGATTTGGAACTGACCTTGTTCCTGGAATAGCAGCTGGAATTAAACTATTTAATTGGTCAAAGAAATGTAAAATATTTTCTTGGTGTTTTTCTGCCAAAGTTCTACCTCTCTCAACAATTCCGTTTGGTAATAATAAAACATTACCTGATTTTAAATCTTCTTTCAAACGATAAGTTGTTTGAACTTGTTGAGAAAAAGACTTTGAACTAATATTAACTTGTTCTGAATTTCTTATTTGAACTTTTGTTCCTTTGATATGAACATTTCCTTTACCAGCAAAAATAGCTATATCATCTTCTTTTGCATACATAACTACTCTATCTGATTGCATAAATATTGATGGTCCTGCAAACTTACTTACAAATGGTGACCTATCTTTCATTTTATATCTATTATCATTTGATAACTCCATTTGATTACCAATCTCTATAACTCTTGGTGGATAATCTATTTGTTCTGCAGTTGTTAATCTAATTGAAGATTTATTTGTTAGATTGTTTATTCCAATATTTATATTACCACTCGCAACATCTTCTGGATTTAATTCTGAGTCTTTGTGTTGGTTACTACTGAGTTGAATAAAATTATTATGTCTTCCTTGAATCAAAGTATCACCTTGATATATTTTATCACGACCTTTTATATTTCTTGATACATCTTTAAAGTATTTACTACCACCAACTATTTGTCCAGCAACCGATTGTTCAGTATCTATACTTATACCAGTTCTATCATAATTGATTATATCTGGTGAATTATTTACTGATGAAAAATAATATCTTTGTCCTGCAAATTCAAATCCTATAACTACTTCACCTGGTAAAGGTAGTTGCATTAGATTTGGATTGAGTGGAATAAAAAAGTTTTCAGGTCGTACACATTGTTCAAAAGGTTTATTGTATTCTGAATAAACATACCTACCAACTACCAAACCCTTATTAGCATTCTTAGGATTTTCTCTAACTTCCAAAACTTCAACTGGTTCTAATTGATGAAAAAATTCATCTTGAACTATTTGTTTTACTTTTAAGCGCAACATATCTTCTGTAACGGGCTTATTATCTATTGATGAAGCCTCGTTATAGGATAAGTGGCCGCGTTTATCGTCCTCACCTAATTTATCAAAATATGGCATTAATTTTCCTTACTGATAGAACTTTCTATTTCGTCTTTCTTGATTTGTAACTCTTGAACATCTGTTTCTATTGCACTCATCAGTTGTTCTTTTTCTGCTTCTGATAAACCGAACTCACTATCGTCAGATGTTATT